GAGAAACTGCTCGTGCGTCATCTTCGGCGCATTGAGCAACTCGCCCAGGCCACGCTCGTTCACTTCGGTCTGCTTGACGCCAGGGATGGCCATCAGTTCCTTCAGGAACTCTGCACCAGTGCCCACACGGCGCTTGAGCAGCCCCGCGGCCCTGTCCAGCGAAGAATACAGAGGCTTGCCTTGTCCAACGAGATCTCTCACAGTGGGCGCTCCTCAATCTCGAGGTGGTGGGCGTGAGTTACTTTCCCACCGCGTTTGAACCCAAACTTCTTCTTGTTAAATGGCTCGGCCCGCGGCAGATCGGCCACCCCAGCAGCCTTGTTGATCCTCTCCACTTCTTTGTCGGTCAGCACACGCTTGACCTTCATTGACCCGCCAATCAGCCAATTGCCCGTCATGTTAGGGTTGGTCTTATACCGGTAATGGCCACCCTTGGGGATCTGGTCAGTGATGTGGGCCTCTCGTGCGATAAAAGCGCCCTTCTTATTGATGCCGCGCCTATTGGCCTCCGCTTGCCAATCCACATCGTCTGGCATCTCCACCTCAGCCCAAACATGGTTTGCCGGCCTGATATCAGGCGCAGACAGAGAAGGGTCTGACCTCTCGCCAATGTGTGTGGCCACAGGCACATCACCAGCATGCCAGCCTGGACGATACGCTAACGGCCCCAGCTTCGACTTGACTTTGCCGGTGTCAGTCTGCGGTCCGACTTCAGCATCCACCCACTTGTTCATTTCCACCGGCTGGTTGGCATTGACGAACAGAGGAAACAGCTTGCCAGGATGTTTGGGGTGGACGCGGAACAGCTTGTACGCCTTCACGGTCCTTTCAGGTGGCTGTCCACCCTTGGCCATCTTCGCGTCCATGACTTTCATCATCATGGCGTCTTGGCTTACTTTGCCGCCCTTGGCCACAGTCATGACCTTACGGGACACGATGCCATGTCCAACTTCACGCTCTTGGTCGTACCGCTCTGGGTTGTGCAGTGGATACAAATGCTTAGTCGGGGTGTTAATGTCGAATGTCGAGTTTTTCGGCACCATATGACGGTGCTCGAGTTCTCTGAATTGCTTGCTGTTGACCACCATAGGCTCACCAATGGTCACTTCGCCAATGGCCTTGGCTTTGCCCTCACCCGTGCGCACGATGGCTACGCGCTTGCCTACATAGGGGCGAAGGCTGTCACCGCTGCGGGACTCGAGGGTCTTTTGCCCATCGACAATCAGGTCGGCGTAACTGCGACCTGCTTTGCGGTCGGATGCCACGTTGACACCCATAACTGAGCCGCCCTTGGCCTTGCTCAGATCCTCTTTGGATGTGTCATATGTGCCCTGGTTGCCCGTGGCGCTCTTGATCATCCTGGGCACGTAATGCACCACCTCCTGCAGCACACCATCGCGGTACTGCATCAGGGCATCGTGGCCCTTCTCGAGAGCACGCTGCATCACTTCCTTGCCAACGTAGCCCTTCTTCTCGTATGCGTTCTCAACCAGCTTACCGGCCTTGTCAGGGTCCATGCCCAGCTTGATCAGCGCCTCGATCATCGGGTCGCGGTGTATCTCGCCGGTTAGCTTCAGCGGATTTGTGATCCTGGCATGAAGGGCCAACATGTTGCCGCCCTGTTGCGGTCCAAAAACGTCTTCCCTAAATTTCCCGGCATTCAGATCACTTATTACCTGATCTGGAATGCCAACACCACGTTTCAATTGCTCCACTGCTTCATCATTAGGAGAGCCGCTGTACGTGCTCGCTTTTGCAGAACTTGGAGTCATGTAGACACCAGCACCAAGAGCGCCTTCCTTGCTCATCTTGAGCTTGCGGATGGCCTCCTGGCCCTTCCCGCCCTCAGTGGCCGTAGTGCCGTGGTACAGGCGCATCGGCGTGTGACTGCCCTCGAGCATCTTGGCAAGGTTCGCCTGCGCAACGTCCTTGGGCACCACAGGCCCGCCGCCTGCTTTTGTAATGTCTGGATCGTTCGGATCGTAGGTGCCACGGTTGCCGATGGCTGACTTGATGGCATTGGAATTCATAATCCCATAATTTATAGCGCCTCCTTCTTTTGTGACAACGGCATCGTGGCCCAAACCCACAAGCCATTCAACAAATTCTGGAGCCTCCAACGCAGTCCAATGACCATTTTTAACAGCGCGAACAAACTGTTCTTCTGTTAATTGACCGCCCGGCTTGAGATTGAGTCCGTCTCTTATCTTATCGGCATCAAATTGATCAATGCCGCCATTGTCTCTCCAAAAGTCACGGGCATACAAATGAGCATGCTTGTCTCTGTAATCAAATGGGTTTTTTATTTGGGCGTAAACAGGAAGAACATACCCGCCCTCATCTTCCGCATAACGTGATGCAAATTTTGGTTTTGTTGAAACAAATGTTTCGATGCCGCCGCGATAAGGCGCATCATCTCCGGACAATGTTTGCAACGCTTGACCGCTCTTCTCTTTTGCTGTTGTGCCGTGATACAGCCTATTCTTGACCGCGCTCGGCTCCAAGAACTTCGCCAGATTCTGATCTGCCCGCTCCTTGGGCAGGGTGCGCCGCGCTCCACCGCCAGCCATCTTTGGGGCGTTGCGCTGCGCCAGCCACTGGTTGAACGGAATCATGTCCCTCGTGTACTTGTTGGCCATCTCTGCCTGATACTGCTGCTGCAGGCGAGAACGCATCATGGCCTCTTGACGCAACTGATCAAGCTTGGCCTTTGTGGACGATGGAATCATGGCCGTCAATTATGCCCGTGAGGCTTCATTGGGACAATCAGCACACCGACCGTCACCCTGGCAGATCCCCAGCATCTTGCAGCTTCTTTTGCCGGGCACGGATCCACTCTCGTAAGACTTGGACCGTCTGCTGCTCTGGAACTTCCCCTCGAGGCTGCACGACGATCTCAAACCGGTTTTCGCACAGAGTCGTTCGCACCCCGTCGATGCAGGTGACGCGCAAGTAGTGCTCGTTGTTGAACTCGCTGTACAGGAAATCTTCATGCTTCATCACCCACCCCCTCACCACCAAATTACTACCAAATGATTACTAGTCAGACTAGTAATACTAATTGATTACTAGTCAGACTAGTAACACTTTATGCTGCATACGGGTTGCTGCGCTCCCTCATATTGAATATTTCTGCATCAGTTATGTCTTCCTGATCGATCTCGTCACGCGGTGCGCCATCGATGTTGATCCAGCCACCGTCCCTCAGATAGCGCAGTGCCTGACTAATACAATCGACGTACTCGTCGTGGATCGTGCCGTGGGGGAAGGCGCAGATCTGGCTGACCATACCCTCGGCCCAGTCCCTGACGAATCCCTTGCGCTTGCTGCTCTCTGGCACCCACACCCGGCCAGCCTTGATGATGTTGGCCACGATGCTCAGGCGCTGCACTTTGTCAGCCCGGCCAGGGTTGTAGGCATGCACAGGCAAATGAGCCCGCTGCAGGTCTTGGATTAGGCTGATGCCGGCGCTCTTGTCCTCCACGAGGATCAGATCCACCAGCTTGCGGTTCTTGCCCTCACCGAAGACCGTCTCGAACTCGTCGATGACTTTGGGGCGCAGGTCTGGGTACTGCAGGTGGTCCTGCCAGCAGTCCAGCACCATGACCGACATGCCGCCGTCCTCGGGCTTGAACACGCCCATGGTGATGCAGCCGGTCGGGTCGTTGATCGTCTTGTCGCTAGTGGCGCAGTCGTAGGACTGGACCACAAACTCGAGCTTCGGGAAGGCCTTGCCATCTGGCCAGAGCCTGAACCACTCCCGCTTGACGATGCCGCCTTCCTCGGGGTCGATGATCTCCGCATGGATTTCCTGCCGGCCCAGGTTCGTGCCCTCGTACTGCAGGATCTGCCGCTTGAATGACGGCGCAAGGTTGTTGATGTTGCTGTACGTGCTGGCCCTGGTGACCACCACATCCTGGCCTTCGCGCTCGATCAGGTCCAGAACCACATCCTTAGGCTTAGGCGTGGTCGAGCAGATCAGCTTAGTCCTGACACCCAGACGGATGCCGAACTGAATCATGTCCCACGAGTCCTTCAAGTACTCCCAGGCGGCTAATTCGTCCAGCCAGCCCCCGTGGAACTGCGGCCCGCGGAACCGCTCGGGCTCCGACGCCGGAATGCCCTTGATGAATGACCCGTTGATCAGCTTGAGTTCGTGCAGGCTCTTGTTGTAGTCCCTGATCAGCATGCTGGGAATGACCGAGAGCAGGCCAGAATCGCCCTCAAAGCACGTTCCCTTCAAATCCCCACTGGTGGGTGCCGACACCAGCCAGCGCGTCTTAGGCTGCTCCCAGGCCCATTGCGCAAGGGTTTCCGCGGCTGCTCGAGTCTTGCCGGCCCCGCGGCCTGCCAGCATCAGCCAGATGTTCCACCATTCCCCAGACGGCTCAATCTGGTGATCGTGAGCCTGCTGGAACCACTTCGCCTGCCAGTTGAACACCACCTGCTGGACGACATCGATCTTGGTGAATTGCTTCACCAGATCCTCGTCCTTCAGGATGTTGTCAATCGCGCCCATTCAGTTCTGACTGGCGCTGCAGCTTCATGTTCTTGAGCAACTCACCGAAGACGTTGACATGAACGTCCACCTCCAGCGGGTTCTCCTTATCCCCAGACACTTCCATCCGGGCCAGTTTCGGTACGTGGTACTCCACCACCGACTGGAACATGTCGAATGCCTTCGCCGGGTTGGGGGGCACGACGTACTTCTCGACGATCTCCCCCTCCTCAGTCTGCTCTTGGACCTTCACCCCTGCAGCAACTTGATCAAGCCACTCTGTCAGGCGGTGAGCATTCCCATCTACAAACTCAGCAATCGCCCTGCGGGCATCTGCTGTCGCCTTGTTGGG